CGCCGCAGCTGTGGGGCCCCAGCGTCTGGTTCACCATGCACCTGGTGGCCGCCACGTACCCGGACGACCCCACCAAGGAAGACAAAGCCAACTACGCCACGTTCTTCAAGAGCCTGCAGCACGTGCTGCCCTGCTACGGCTGCCGCAAGGGCTACGCCGCCATCATCGCCTCGGAGCCCACCAAGCTGACGTCACGCGTGTTCGCCTCCAGGCAGGCCCTGTTCAAGTGGACGGTGGACGTGCACAACCGCGTGAACGCCAAGCTGAAAAAGCCCGTGCATACCGACTGGAAGGCCTGGTACAAACAGTACGATCGGTTCCGCTAGTCAGCTTCAAGACCCTCAGTAGCGGCGACCCTCAGTAGCGGTAGGACCGCTTCTTCTTCAGCTTCATCAGCAGCAGCACGCCCGCCGCGAACACGAGCGCGTGGATGAGCAGGCCGGCGGTGGTGGGCAGGCCCGCCGGGGACGCCACGGTCACGATGCCGCCCAGCAGGCGCTGCACCAGCTTGTATGTCTGGGGCGAGGACACCAGGATGAACAGCAGGGCCGACATCAGCGATGCGCGCACCTTCAGGCCCTTCTTGTGATCGGGACACCACATGCAGCCGCAGGTCATGGAGCAGAAATTACAGTGCGCGCACATTTTTTTTCTGCCGGGCTTGCCGTCAGAGGCCCGTCGCAAAAAGTGTGCTGAACTGACAGGAACTGCCGGTTCAGGACATGCTCATGCTCACCGCCCAGGCAGGTGCCCCGCGCAGGTCCCGCCGCAGGACGGGCGGCCTGCTGACCGTCGACGAGCTGCAGACCCAGCGGCAGGCTCGAGCCAGGGTGAATCACGAGACCTACAAGGGCTTGCTGGCGCAGGCGCAGGGCCGCATCCGCGCCAGGGCCCTGAACGACTGCAAGGACCTGCTGTGGCAGGTGCCCCCGCTGGTGCCGGGCCGGCCGCTGTACAAGACGTCGCACGCCGCCAGGTACGTGGCCGACAAGCTGCGTCTGGGAGGCTTCTCCGTGGAGGTGGCGTCGTCTCGCGACGTGCACGTGCTGTACGTGTCCTGGAACGCACCCGTGGCGACGCGAGCGGCCGCGCACGCGGCTTCACGACGCCGACGGGAGGAGGGGACGGAACGCGTCGCCCGTGGCGGTTCCTCTCGTCCTGCAGATACCGGAAGGACAATCCCAAACGACCACGTCAGCGTGGAGGAGGCGTCTAGGCGGCTGGACCGCTTGAAAGCCACGCTAGGTCTTTCGTGACGCTGCGTGCAGAATTTGTGCAGAATTTATGTTGTGACGTCAGACGTCCCTCCATGGACTCCACCGGACTCACGCCGCTTCTGATCGATGCCAAGCGTGAATACGTCGGCCAGCTGACCGACGTGCTGGCGCCATACATCGTGAACAGCTTCCAGACCATGGCGGCCGCCGCCGCGCAGCAGCACCCGCGGCAGTCGGTCAAGGCCTTCCAGCTGGCGCTGCGCAACATCCAGGCGTGGAACGAACACTCCATTGCGCAGCACACCACCGAGATCCAGAACAGGTACTCGTTCCTGGGGGATCTGATCGCCGCGTGCTTCGTGTCCTACGTCAAGATACTGTCCAGCGTCAAGCTGCACCAGCAGAAACCCAACATCAGGCTGCGGCTGCCGTCCAACGAAGTGTTTGTTCACCGCGTGTACATCCACGCCGCCCGGGAGTTCTACAACGCGCCCTCGCTGCTGACGGCATCCCGGGACGCCAAGGTGGGCATCGTGCGTTCGTCCGTGGAGGCGTCCGTGCGCGACATGCTGCCCATCGAGGACATCCTGAAAGCCTACCTGGGCAACACCGTGGACGCCACGGATAACACCCTGAATCCCGCCGAGATGGCGGACGACGAATACAACATTCCACAGCAAGCCCAGCAGCAAGCCCAGCAGCAGCAGGCCGAGCAGGCCGCCGACCTGTTCGGACCGGGGCTGGAGACGCCAGTGCCGCCGGCAGCCGAGTTTCAGCCGCAAGAGGCGCAGCCTGTGCAATTTGCGCAACAACAGCTCTTGCAGGGGCAGGCCCTGCCCTTCCAGCAGCCCCCGCAGCAACAGCTCTTTCAACAAGCTCAGCAGCCGGCAGGGCAACCGGCGTTGCAGCCAGCACAGCAAGCACCTTACGAGCTGCCCCAGCAGCAGCAAGCCCCAGCAGCAGCCGCTCCTTTGCCAGCCTTGCCGGCCGCGCCAATCGCGCAGCAGCCCGGGGCACAGCCTGCGCTGTTCGGGGCGTCTGAAGAGGACACCAATCCCACCAAGCAAATCAGCCTGTCCGCGCAGCCCGGCACGGCGGCTGCCCAGGCGCTGGCCGCACCCTCCACGGGCGTCGTGCGCCAGGACCTGTTTTCCGATGCGGAGGACGACTTTTGAGCAGCGTCAAAACGGACCGAAATATTTGCTGTGAAACCGTACTTGCACGCGCTGACGATGCTGGCGGTTCTGCAGCACCCCTACGTGTTCGCTCTGGCACTGGCGTTCTGCACGGCCCTGCTGTCGTATCTTTACAGCAGGACGCTGGACAAAGATCCTACGCAGAGCACCAAGACGTTTTTCAAGACCATGGCAGCGGGCACGCTGGCGGGCATCGTGCTGACGTACGTCGCCGCGGCCTCCCGGGGCGAAACCCTGGCCACCGAACCCTTCGACATGGCCGCGCCAACCTCGGTGCCTGCCGCGGGTTTGGGGGGCATTTAAGCCGTTCACGCGTCGTCGCAGGCGTTAAAAAAAGAGCAAGACCTCAACAGGGTGCACAGGATGCACACGGGGTTGATTGTGTACGTGCTTTCTTACGACGATGCGTCCGAGCAACGAGCGCACAAGCTGTTTGAGCACGACCCATGTGTCCGATTCCTGCGGCTTGGTGTCAACAAGTACTGCGAGTCCCAGGCGTACGACGTGTTGGCACAGAAGGAGCACGAGTGGAGAGATGCAGCGTTTGTTGGAACATTGGCGTACGGCGCGGATACCAAGATCACAATCCCCGATTGGTTGGCTTTGCACAACAAGCTGGAGCACACCGAGGTGGACATCATAGGTCTCCTTCCCTTTGGCACACACCTGGTGACACAAGCCACCAACCACCACCCCTTGTTCCCGGCCATATGGCAAAGGCTTCTCGCTAAGATGGGCTACACTTGGCGCGACATCTTCGACGTGGAAACCCCGGTGTTTCTGTGCAACTATTGGCTTGCGCGGCCTCAATGGATGCGGCGGTTTATCGAGTTTTCCAAACGTGCCCGACACATGCTTGACAACGACCACCTGCTCATCGACATGTCGATGCAGGATGCATGCTACAGAAACCATTTTTCTAAAGACATGTGTTTACAAGCATTTGGGCGACCCTACATCACGTATCACCCTTTTGTGTGCGAACGACTGCCGTGCACTTATTTTTACGTGAAGGGCGCTGCCATTGCTCTTGTCAGAGCCGGCGGGCAAGCAATCGAAATCCAGCAGCGTGGCTCGTCCCCGCGCACAGTGTGATTCTGTAATCAATTGGCCATGCCGACCGACTTGTGTTTGGGCAGGGCCGAGGGCACGTCGGGGTTGGGGCCGTAAGGCAGGTCCGTGACGCGGGCCGTGGTATCGATCACGCGCAGGTGGCTGAAACGGGCGCCGTTGTCGTCGTGCTCATCGAAGGGGAACATGTCGTGCATCTTGACGGTCAGGCCCAGGCCGGCGTGGAAGTCGCCCTTGGGCCCTTGGTACTTGAGCACCCGGGAGGTGACGTCGCAGTCCACGTCGCTTCCCAGGGGCCCTTGCAGACGCGCGGACAGCACGCCGCGTGGCAGACGGCATGTCGGCGCGCCCGGCTCCTCGCAGGGAGGCCACCGGCACGCGTCGCCCGGGCGCAGCACCATGCGGTACTTGCGGTTGCGGAAGGTGTACCTGATTTCCAGACGCACCGTGTCGAATCCCGTGATTTGTTTCACGTCCCTCTCCCAGTTGTCGTGGTCCAGGTACCGAGGAGGCAGTTCGCGGAAGTACCCGGGGCCGGCGCCCTCGTTGAAGGCGTAAATCTTGTAGGCCGTGGCCTGGTGGGTGTCGGCGTCGCGCAGGCCCAGCACGGCGCGGCCCCAGTCGCGGACGTAGGCCCGCGCCGCTACGAACAGCAGGTGCAGGGCGCACGCCACCTCCCGAAGCAGCCGCACGCCCCAGTAGTCCCTGGCTGCGGTGGCCTTGGAAGCCGTCGTGAGGTCGGACGGCGCGACGTCGGCTGCGACGTCGGCTGCGACGCCGGTTGCGCAGTGAGTTGCCGAGGTGTCGTGCGTGGCCTGAGCGCTCATGGTCAGCGCGGAGTGGTCGCGATGAACTTATGTGTGTTTCCGGGCGGTTCGTCTTAAACTGCTGCACGCGGTCGGCGAGATGATTGGCACCCTGGAATCCAGGTTCGCCCAACGGGTGGACCAATTCAGGCGGCGCACACCCGGTGCAGGGCATGCCAGCGGGGCCTGCGTCGCCGTAACGGACGAAGAGGTGCAGTACCTGCTCGATGCCGTGCCGTTCATCCGGGAGTACTCGGCGACGGCCGTGACGGCGGACACGACGGCCGTAACGACCGCCGGGGACGCTGCGTCAACCGCCGCGTCGGCAGCCGCGTCGGCAGCCGCGTCAGCAGCCGCGCAGGGTGCTCTGTCCGGCGTGGTGCAGATCACGCACACCACCAACAAGAACAACGTGTTGCAGCGCTACCTGATGCACGTGGAAAACAAGGTCGATGCCCAGACCGTGGCGGCCGTGGCCGCGGAACACGACGCCGCCGCCAGGCGCCACCCGCGGGAAGCCGAGTACTTCTGCCCGCAGTGCGACGCGGGCATGGACCACCACAGCCGGGAGTCCATGCTGGTGTGCCCGCGCTGCGGGCTGTGCAAGGCCTTCACGGAGATGAACGCCAGCAACCTGACGTACGAGCAGGAGATCCACCAGGACGTGGTCACCTACTACGCCTACAAGCGGCTCAACCATTTCTCGGAGTGCATCACCAGCTTGCAGGGCAAGGAGAACACGGAGATCCCGCAGCACGTGATCGACGCCGTCAAGGCGGAGTTCAAAAAGATACGCACCACCACGCGCGCGGAGATTAACCCCGCCAAGGTGCGGGAGTTTCTGAAAAAACTGAAGCTCAACAAGTACTACGAGCACCAGCACGCCATCTGCAACATCCTGAACGGCGTGCCAGCGCCCCGGCTGCCCCAGGCGCTGGAAGAGCGCCTGAAAGCCATGTTTGCCGAGATCCAGGAACCCTTCGAACAGCACTGCCCGGCCAATCGCAAGAACTTCCTGAGCTACGGCTACACGCTCTACAAGTTCTGCGAGCTGCTGGGGGAGGACGAGTACCTCAAGTACTTCCCGCTGCTGAAAAGCCAGGAAAAGCTGTACCAGCAGGACCTCATCTGGAAAAAGATCTGCAAAGATCTGCGCTGGGAATTCATTCCGTCCGTGTAAGCCGGGCTCAGCCAGCCGCTCAGCCAGCCGCTCAGCCCATAGCACCGTAGCGCGCCTGCTCCAGGGCCCGCGCCTCCTCGCGCCACCGCTCGTTCACCAGGTGGTGACGCAGGTCGGGCGTGTACGACGGGTTCAGCATCGATTTGTTCGTCTTGGTTGTGGCCGAGAAATCGCCGGCCGAGTGGTCCTCCCGCCGGTCCTCCCGCTGGGTGGAGGGCAGGGAGTAGTACCTGATGACCAGCAGCAGCGTGTTGTCCACGCCCTTGGAGTCGTACAGCTGCCCGTCGGGGCGTTCCAGCCGGAACGTCAGCTTGCTGATTTTGCCGATCGGGTGGAACCGTCTGGCCGGGAAGCTCACGAAATCGAAGCGCTGCTCCATGAAGCCGTAGCCCCGCAGCTTGATCATGCCCAGACCCGCGTGGCAGGCCTCGTTGACCCGGTCGCGGAACATGTGGGACTCGATTTCGGGGCACCGGATGTTCAGGTACCGCGGCCCGCTCAGATTGACGATGCCCGGCGTGATCACGGCGTGGCCCGCCGAATCGGTGGTCACGTCGCAGCACAGGTTCTGACCCGCGAAAGATGTCTGGAAGGTGGGCGACGCACCCGCGGCGGCCACCTGGATGTACCTGTTGGCCGAATTGTTGGGAAGGTTGTCTTGGTTGTAATACAGGCCGACGCCCACGTCGCCCTGCACTTGCTCGTACTCGACGTAGTATGTGGACCCGGTCTGCACCAGCCCGCCGTTCTGCAGCGTGGGCGGCGCGTCCAGCGGCACGGGTTTGAACACGCCGTACGAATCGTTGGTGGAGGCGGACACCGTGAAATACCCGACGCCCACTGTCACGTCCGGTGGCTGCGCGTTGGACTGCATGACCGTCACTCGCACGTTGGATGTGGCCGGCCCGGGCGCGCTGGATTGGAACTCCACGTACGTCAGCACCTGGGACAGCACGCCGGTGGTGAGGCTGGTGAAATACTGCCTGGCCAGCTGGGCCGCGGGAACCCCGCCGGCCGGTTTCAACGAAATGGCCTGCACGCCCTGGGCGGCTGGCACGGGTCCCGTGAGAGCCGTGGTAGATTGCCAGTCCTGGCCCAACTGGTCGCCCGTTCGGGGCACGCTCAAAAACGTGCTGGACGCTCCTCCCGGACGGCCAGCCGTGTAGCCCGGCACCGTCGCGTACTCCGTGGCGTCCGTGGTCACGGGATCGCCGAACCCCAGCGTGTGACGCAACGTGGACCCGTCCATGAGCAGCGTGAAGGGCTGGGTGCACACCAACACCACCTTGTTGGTGATCTCCGACGGGTTGGACAGCGGCAGCATTTGCAGCGGCGGTATGTATACGACATAGGGCTCGGCAACGCCCTGGAACTTTAAGAAGATTTGCTTGCTGCGATCCTCAGCCGCCTGCAACGCTTTGGTATTGAAATGTTCGATGAGTTGGGGCAAATTGTAATCGCCCGGGTCGAGGCGGATAGACTGGATGCGGGGCAACCCCCACTGATCCTCGGCCTCGGCCCAGGCACCCTGCTGCCAGTTGTCCATGCTGACCGGCTGCTCAAACGCAAACTGCAGGGTGTTGGTGGTGTCGTCCACGATATATTCCGTGCGCGCCACGGTCGCATCCAACAAATCCAGGCCAAACACGTTCCTGAACGGACTGGCGAAGTTGACGGAGTACTGAGACGGAGTGGCATCGGCCGACGTGTCGCGCTGCCGGCTGTCAATGACCATGAGGTACGAATCTTCTCGTGCCGCGCCAGAAGATACCAGGTGCTGCACGTCGTCCATGCTTGCTTTGTTGTTTGTTGTCAGAGATCGGTTTTATTTACAGCCACGGAGCGATTTCACGCGGGGCTCGGTCGTTGGTATCGGAGAAGCAACGTGAGCGTGTGATCCACATTGTGAGAATTGTACTTCTGGCCATCCAGTTTTTGCAATTGAATCGTCAGTTTTCCAAGCTTGCCAATGGGGTGAAAATGGCGGGTTGGGAACGCCACAAAATCCATTCTTTCCTCCGTAAATCCCGCAGATCGAAGTTTGACGATACCCAGACCCGGATGGCCCGGCTCGTTCACGCGATCACGGAACAAGTGAGACTCGATTTCGGGGCATCGGATGCTCACGAACCTGGGCCCCGTCAAATCGACCACACCGGGTGCCCTGACCGCGTGAACCACCGGTTTGCCATACACGGAAAAACAAAGACTTATACCATTTTCTTCATTAAAATTTGGATTTACAATTAGGGTATCGAGATCATTAGCGATACTTGCGGCATTGTAAACTACATTAGCAGTCGGATCACCATTATCACCGTAATAATAAGACATGTAGGCTGGGTCACCCATATAGATTACCAAATCCAATCGGTTAAAAATATCGTATGTAAAGCTCGAGGAAAAATTAAAATTATACAAATCAAATTCTAACCCAAAATCATTATTTAGTGTATCAAACGATACATTTTTCGAAGCGGTACATCTGTAATATATGTCATATGGCACGTTATTGGTTAGTTGGGTTGTTAATGTTAATGTTGCGTTGTTTGAATAGAATCCTGATGCCCCGGATTCGTTTAATTGTTGTATTGAGTCAATACGAGGTTTTGGTTCATTGATACTTAAGTATTTTCCACGACCGTGCAGTTTGAGACGCGTCAGCAATGCTTTTTGAGGAGGTACAGAAACTCGGCTGTTAATAATGATACTAACTGGTGTTAAAGGCGGAACAGGAATTCCTCTATCAAAGAATTGCGAGTCATATCCTATAAATTTGTCTTCTTGCGGTTCAGGGCCTTCATACACTGCGACTTCTTCGGTGGCAAAAACGCCGGCTTTGCTAACAAAAGCCCCCGACGCTTTGAGAGGTCTGTCGGCTGTGTACCCCGGCACCACGTCGTACTCGTCGCTACCGACAGACACCGAGTTCCCAAACCCCAGCGTGTGTCTCAACGACGATTGGCTCATGAGCAGCGTGAACGGCTCCTCGCGCTCGAAAACCAGCTTGCCTGCACGTTCCGCGGGATCGCTGGTCGCAAAGGCTTTGAGAGCCGGTTCGTTGTTCGCCAGGGCCACCGCCGCCAAACGCTGGTTCAGGTGATCCAGCAGCTGCTGGAAATCGTAGTCGCCGTGATCCAGCACGACCGTGCGAATCCTGGCGGAGGCGGTGGCCCACAACCCCATGTTCCATTCTTCGATACTGGAAGGCCGCCCCACCGCGTACATCAGGGTGTCGGACCCCACGTCCACCAGCTTTTCGGTGCGCGGAACGGTGGCGTCCAGCACCTCCAGACTGGTCACGTTGCGGAAAGGCGTGTCGAACGGCACCACGTACTCGGAGGGGCTGGGGTACATGCTGCGATCCCTGCGCCGGCTGTCCACGGAAAGCAGGTACGTCAATTCTGTATCACCAAACTGGGCGCCGAAGACGCCCCGGGCGCCACACACTGTGTCCACGATCATTACATGGTGCAGAAAAAATGTATGAGCGTATGAAACGATAGCCATGAGCAGCGCGACGGGCAGTCGACTGGGCCGGGCCGCCTGGCAACGGATTTTCGGCAGCGGTGCCGTTCTGACCATCGCGGCCTGCGCGATCTTGACGGTCGCGTGGGCCGTGATGAAGGAAGTACAGGCCGGCAAGGCTGCCGCCAGGGCTGCCAGGGCTGCTAGCCAAGCCGTCGCGGCCAGCCAGACGGAGCCGCCCAAGGTGGCAACCGTGCCCAAAGTGATACGACGACGCTGACCGTGATTCAAGAGACAACGGTCACGTTTTTTTTGCGGGAGGCCCTGGGTTTTCTGGGCGCGGCGGGCGGCCGGGCCGCGGGAACCAGCGTCTGGTCGTCGGGCGTTTTTGGCTCGGATGCCGGCTCGACGGGCTCGGTGGCAACGGGCTCGGCAGCGGGCTCGGCAGCGGGCTCGGCTTCGGGCTCGGTGGCAGCGGGCTCGGCGAGTTTGTCCGGGCTGTCCAGGCTCAGCCGCGTGCACGTGGCCCGGCCAACCGTCAGGTTCATGCGACCCTCAAACCTGCACCAATCGTTCATGATCAATGCGTCGGAGGGCACGCGGTCAGACAGCACGCGGTCGCTCACGGCGTAGGAGTACAGCGGACGCCCGTAGCCGGCGTGAGAATAGTCCTCTGCTCCCTCTGATTGCTCGGACCAGGCGTCCTTGGACTCCACGACCGTCGCCCACGTCGCGCACGTGAACTTGTCCTGCTCCTGGAACATGGCGGCGCAAAAGCCCGGCGAGATCCACGTGACGTCGGCCGGCAGCACCAGGTACAGCCCCTCCCCGACACCGTGCGTCCAGGCGTGTTTCCACGCCTCGGCCGACGCGGTCTGGGATGCCGGGTCGTCGTCCACGACGTGAACTGTCATCCAGGGCGTCGTGGCCGCCAATTTCGCCAGGACCGTCGCTTCGGCCGTGCACCGCCGCGCCGTGGCGATCCACATGTCGAACTCCGGTTTCTGACCGGCCAGCACGCCGTGCACCAGCGGCACGCGCCTCGCCGCCGCCGGGTGGCTGGGGAAGGAGGTCAGAACGATTTTGCGGGCCGCGGGCATGTCTTGTTACGTATTGTTACATAAAATCAAGCAACAATTCAGCGCGTGGCCGAGCCACGAGACGTGAGAAGAATGCTGCCTGGCTGCTTGCTGCCGCCGGCCCGGTGCATCTCCCTCAGCACGGTGTGGGGGTTGGTCTGCAGGAAAGCACGGTACTGCGTCTGGTTGCGGATGCCCAGACGGCGCATCAGCAGGTCCTCGGTCTGGCCTGCCGACAGGTAGGATGTGAACGCTCGGCCGTCGGAGGGGGCGGGCATCAGGCGCGACATGCTCGGCGGGCGGTGGTGCTACAGGCGCACAGAAAAAAAATGGACCTTTTTCGGTTTCAACGCTGGTCAACAGCCGGCACGCCCGTGGGCACGCCGGTGGGCACGCCGGTGGGTGGCCACGTGACCACGGGCGACAGCAGCGGCATGTGGCAATGGGTGCTCATGCCCGGCACGCTGCTGGCCACCCGGGCGCCAGCGACCTTGGCCAGAGCCAGGAAGCGCTGGTGGTCCTCGTTGTGCCAGGGGCGCGCGAAATCCAGGTGGAGCTGCGCGTCCTGTCTCAAGCGTCCCAGGCGCACGGCGAACGTGCTGGTGGTGGACGGCGTGCTTCGCCAATGGCAGGACGGCGTCACGCGCAACCGGCACTGCAGGTCCGGGTACGCGTGAGCGTCGTATTTGTCGGGGTGGTCGTACAACGTCACGTACTCCGCCACGTCGTGCTCGAAGGCCTCGCGCAGTGCCGCCGCCCAGCCGGGGCGGTGCACGTAGTCGTCTTCCACCAGGTACACGATGTCGTCGTCGGCCCAGCCCGAGCCCAGCGCCAGCTGCAGGCAGGCCACGTACGTCCCGGAATCGCTGCCGATGCTGCCGCCCGACACCGTGACGACGCGGGCGCCGCGTTCACCGGCCCTGGCGATGTACTCGGGCGGCCGGTCGCCGTCGAACAGAATCGTGCAGTCCTGCGGGGGCACCTCCCGGATGATGCTGTCCAGGGCCAGGGCCTTGGAGAACCATTCGGGACGGGGCTTGGCGCCGGGGTGTTCCCGGCAGTGCCTCGTCAGCACGCGAAGGCGCGTGCCTGGCATGAAAAAACACGCTACCACACACGGGTTAAGCTGGTCACGTGGAAGCTTAGTAAGCTTAGTTGCTGTACGCCAGACCGCCCATGCCGGACATGATGCGGAACACGTTGTAGTTCTCGGCGAAGATCTTCAGCTGGGTGTTCTTGGTGCCGTTGGAGCACATGACGTCCTCGTTGTCAATGTTGAGCGCGCTCTCGCCAACTGCGGTCGCGCTGGCCTTCTTCAGGGTCAGGTTCAGGGTGGCGTTATCGATGCGGCTGAAGTTGCAGGAGCCGGATGGCTGGTGCTCGTCGGGCTTCAGTGAGAAGGAGTACATGTAGATGCCGGCGGAGGGACGGCTGCGCAGCGTCTGCCAGGGCTGCACGATGTTAAAGTAGCTGCCGGTACGCTCGCTGGCGCGGTCGTGGCCGTTCAGCTGCAGCTTGGCCTTGTACAGGGGCCCCAGGCCCTCGTTGTAGGTGGCCACGTTGCCGTAGTCGGCGTCCGCCAGGGACGAGTAGTGGCCGTGGCCGCCGGAGGGGTTCTTGAACACCCAGGCCAGGAACTTGGTGGGGTGGTTGAAATTCAGGCGGATGTTGGTGCTGACGGTGGCGCTGGCGCTGGGGGTCACGCTCTCGTCGCCGGTGAACTGCACCTGCTGGATCAGGTACTCGTGGGACACCTGCGCGAACTTGCGGCGCTCCTCGGTGTCCAGGTACACGTAATCGACGTAACACTGCACGGTGGGCTCCACGTTCTTGATGCCGTTCATGACGCTCTGGGCGGCAAACTGGATGTTCAGCTTGACCTCGTGGTACTGCAGGGCGATCAGGGGCAGAGCCAGGCCGGGGCTGCGGTTGAAGAAGAAGATGAGGGGCAGGTACAGGCGCTTCACGGAGTCCGCCTTCTCGTCGCTGAAGTCCACCATGCGCCTGTAGGCCGCGCGGTCGTCGGCCTTGCGGAACAGGTTGTCGTAGATACGGAACCAGTCGGAGTAGTGCTTGTCGATGCGCTGGCCGCCAATCTCCAGCTCGATGTCGGAAATCAGCTGCTCGGCCGGGTAGGTAGTCTTGTTGGTGACAGTGCCGCGAGTGAGCACGATCTCCAGGATCACGTCGGTGATCAGATCACCGTTGCGCGAGATGGTGGTGCTGACCTTCTTGCCGAAGCCCACGGTACCATTGAACTGCTGCTCGATGGACTCGATGGCGAAGTTGGTGTGACGGCGATACACCGTCTTGAAGAAGGTGATCTGGGGGCTGCCAGTCAGGTAAATATCCTGGGCGCCATAGGCCACCAGTTGCATAAGACCGCCTCCGCCCATCGTGTGATATCACGTACAGAGAAAAAAAAATTGCCGTCGATAACCGCCGATCGACCTGCGCGATCGACCGGCCGGGCATTGTCGCGGGAGTGCCCGTGCCCACCACCACCCGCACCGGTAGCAAACGGATCGTCTGGTCGCCGTGTCACGCCTGGGCCCAGGCCCAGGTCCAGCCGCCGCACAAGCCAGCCAAGAGCCAGCACAAGCAAGCACTGGCGCTGAAAGCCACCCGCCGGCTCGGCGAACGGATCGTCTCCAGGCTGGCTCGGCGACCGGGTGTGCCGGTGCGGGTGCAGGTGTCTTAGGCACCGGGGCAGCCGGGCTGGAGGGTCTCCTAGCCGCCAGCCAACCGCCTCGCAACCGCCAGCCAACCGCCTCGCAACCGTCAGCCAACCACGGCCCTGCAACCCAGGCATGACGGACACGTTTCTGAAAACCTTGCAGTCCGTGGTGAGCGGCGCGAGGCAGTTGGAAGACTTCGCCGGCACCCTGGTGGGCGTGGCGGTGGAGGACACGCTGCTGTGCGTGGCCCGGGATTACGGGCACCCCTACGCCACGCTGGTCAAGAAGTACAAGGACGACGTGGTCACGCGTCACCTGCCCGGCACGGCCTCGGCGGCGGCGACGGCCGCCTGCTGCCGCGGGACCACCAAGGGGGGGCGCGCCTGCAGCAAGCGCGCCGTGCTGCTGGGCTACTGCCAGACCCACGCGGCGCAGATGGCCGAGGAGGAGTCCAAGAGGCGCAAGGTGGAGGCGTACCGCGCCAGCGTGGCCAAGGGCACGGTGAACCGCGAGGTGGTGGCGGCGGAGCTGTTCCTGGGGCGCAAACACCGGCACGGCGATCGGTACCGGGTGGCGCCCGTGGCTGCCTGCGATCTGGTCACGCTTCTCTGACTCTTTCACCGTGACCTTTTTGTTACAACTACTAGAGCAACTACTGGTCGTTCTGGGCAACCACAAAGCGCAGCTCGCCCAGGCTGGCCACGTTGTATTTGAGGATGAGGGGGTAGTGCTCCTTGAGGAACAGCTCGGTGGTGTTGGACAGGTTGGCGGCCTTGCAAAACAGCGACAGGTACTTGAGAGAGAAGCGTCCCTCGATGGTCCTGTCGCTGCGCGTGGACATGCACATGCCGGCGTCGGCCTCGCCGATGACGGTCTCCTGGCTGGCAAAGTCGCCGTGGCACCCCAGCGTGAGCCGGCCGCCCGAGGACCGCACGATCATGGTGTCGGAGATGTTGAGCATGTCGCGACACAACCTCTGAAAGAACGCTGACGGCATGGTGATGACGCTGTCGAACTCCACGTCCGGCAGGTTCATCACCGTCTCGTCGATGTCCAGCAGCTTGAGTTTGAAGTTGGTGACGCTGTTCTTCTCGCTGTTCTGGATCCTGATGCCCAGCTCGTTGTCCTGCACGGTGTCCATGTAAAAGGTGATGGTGTCGTGCGTGCCGCTGGTCTTGACCAGCTTGAACATGCTCTCCATGTTCACGCCCAGGTGGAAGCTGCCCTCGCAGCGGAACTCCTCGAAGGCGTCGGCGCGCAGCCGCATGTACACCAGCGCGCACTTGGCGCCGTCCATGGTAAGGATCTTGACGCCGTTGGCGTCCACGTGCATGTTGACGTCGTGCACGATCAGCTTGAGCACCTCAAACAGCGTGCGTATCGCGTTGGCCTGGATGCTTTTCAGGTAGAGCACCGGGCGAGCGGCCATGGGGCCACGACCGTCGTCGACGCCGGTTGTCGTCATCACGGCTCGGCGGTCGGCACGGCTTGGCGGCACTGCGCGGGTAGTGCAGCACCAGTTTGTTAAGTGGGACGAAGAGGCACAGCTTGTCCAGGAAGGCCTGCATGGCTTTCAGCCGGTCTTCGGCAGTGTCGGCGGCACAGTCTGCATCGTCCTGGACGCAGGTGACGGACACCGTGCACCCCCGCGGCGGCGGCTGGGCGCGCGCTTCCGTCGCCGACGAGGACCAGGGCCAGGACCACATGCTTGCGCGGGTTGCCGTGGAGGCGCACGTGGAGCCGCTTAAGCCGTGTGGCTACGGCGTCAGGCCCCGGACGCGTCGCGCGTAGGCCTGCTCGAGCACACGCGTGGACTTGACGCGAGCGTTGCGCTCCAGGGCGTTGTCGCGCAGCTGCCTGATCTTGGCGTTGATCTTGGCGCGCACGTCGGGCTGCTTGCCGGGCCGAATGGTCTCGTATTGGTACGCCTTGCGCCGCAGCTGCTGGGCTTCCTCCCACAGCCGCGTCCTGAGCCTCTGGTAGGCCAGCATCTTGTCCATGGCGGCGCGCAGGTTGGCGGCCCCGGCGGCGGCAATGGCGTTAGCTTTGGCGTTGGCGTTGGCCTTGGCTTTGGCTTTGGCTTTGGCTTTGGGTGTCATGCGTTGGGCGGGTCTTGACTTTAGTTTACAAATTTTGAGTGTTTCCCGCGATCCAGTGGGGTTTGACCTCTTTCTTGATAATGACGGCGTTGTTGGCAAAGGTGATCTCCCTGATCGAGTACTCCATGGGGTCAGCGGACTCGCGCACGTGCTTGAATGGATCCGCGCATGCGTCGCTGTGGCGCCAGTACGTCACGTGTTGCGTCAGGCCGTGGAAATACCCCAGGTGCTCGCTGAAGGCGTGCGTGTCCTCGAGGATGTACAGGCCGCCATCCCGCAGCAGTGGGAACAGAGTCTCGAAGGAGGCGTGCACGTCGGGCCATCTGTGGCTGCCGTCGTCCAGTATGACGTCGAAGGGGCCGTGCTTGGCGTTGACCCAGCGCAAAAACCCCGGGTCCCTTTGGTGGCCCAGCTCCACGTATATCCCGCGGTCGGAGTCTTGGCTGCGCTTCGTCTCTGGGTTTATGTCGATGCCGACAATCCGTTCAGCGTTGCAAAAGTATTCGCGCATGGCTCGAATACTCTCGCCCCTGCAGACCCCGATCTCCAGGTATCGGCGTGCCGTGGTGCGATAAGGCGCCACGAAAGTCTCGTAGTACTTGCCGTAGTTGTGGTGCGTCTCGTTCTTGTCGGTGTTGTACTTGGCGAGCACGGATGCCAGGGTTGGCGCGGTAGTCATGCTACTAGCCTGTGCGGTATAGTATGAATAAATCTTGTTGCTTGTGACGCGGTGTGTTAGGCTGCGATTTACCGACCCAACCGCACTTTTGTTAGAAGTTTTCTATATGAAGAGAGGACATTGGTGCCATCCATGTG